GTGGCAGATATAAACCAAGAGCAATGAGATCGACAATAAGGACTAATGGGATAAGATCTACAAAAAAAAATCGATAATAAACCCCAATAAACCCCAATAAACCCCAATAAACCCCAATAAAAATCAGAAAATCGATAAATAAAATTAATATATCTTCATTATATAACTATATTTAACTATATTTAACTATATTTAACTATATATAATGAAGATTGAGTTTGTAATATTTATAATAACAGCAATATTGATAGCAAATACATATTATGATGGTAAACTTGTGAAAATGTTACACACGGTTAAAAATAGTAAATATTTGAAAATGGCAACATTTGGATTCGCTGGACTTTCTTTGTATTTATTTCTAAAAAAGAATCCGAATAATTCGAAGGAATTTATAGGGCATGCAAATAATTTAATAAAAACGTTGCCGATGACTCGAGATTCTGCAGGTCTTCTTGAACCTTTTTTTAATTTAACGGGTTCAAAAGCGTTTACAGATTCAAATGAGGATGTATATGTGAATTCGGGTGCTATGAATATGGGAGGTGGTGGTGGTGACCAGTCATCTCAAATTAATCGTATGATGAATTCGGGAAGAGGATCGACGAAACGAAGTGTAAGCGAAACGAAGAAGAAATTTGTTGCGGCAAGTCAAAACTGGATATGTGGCGAATGTAAGACACAGTTACCTGCTTGGTTTGAAGTAGATCACGTTATTGCCTTACATAATGGTGGATCAAATGAAATTAGTAATTTGGTTGCGTTATGTCGAAACTGTCACGGAAAGAAGACAGCAATGGATCGTTTAGAAAAATTGTAATGTATGGATATAACAAAAACTAAATAAATCGTATGCGGCGATATGGCGATATGGCGATACGGCGATATAGCGATATGGCGAGAATCAAAATGTTTAATATATTATATATATTAAATTATAATAGAATAATATATAAAACTACGATGGCGGGATCATCAGAATTTATATCATCGATAACACGATTTATTATATATATTGTAATGCTTATATCATTAATAATGCTATTTACGTCAGGTGGTTTAGTCGCTGGGTATTCGATAGGTATATTTTTGATTTTATGTATATTAACATTATTTAGTTTTAAAGACATAGCTAATTTAGGTATACTAAGTAAGAATGATAATCTTTTTACATTTACTTGGTGTTTTCCCGTGATATTATTATTATTTTTCTCACGACGATACTTGTCTGACAAGATTAGAGATATTACTGACCCGCTTACTATCATACTAACGGGTTTGTTGATATTTAATTTTTCGATATCATTTATAATCGAATTATTTAGTTTTATATTTATGAAGATCGTAGAAGTAGGTAGTGCATTATTACCTTTTTTGATCGGAATAGTATCGATCGCGGCTATTATCGGCGTAGTATTTTTCTGGGATAAGATAAGCACCCTTGTAAAGATATTGTCTATCGTTAGTATTATTATTTTAGGTCTATTATTTTTTAATGGTCAGGATATTATAGCATATATTACTACAAATAAGATATCTTTATCGATAAACCTGCTGATCGTCATTGCCTTCGCAATAGTGAATTATGTATTGTATAAATATACCGAAAATGGGTTAATGTCAAATGTATTTTTAATAATGTCATCACTATTTGTATTGAGGTGGTTATATTTATATGCCTTTAAATTTTATGGCACATCAGGTAGTAAGACATTTACAAACGAAGTTGGTGCAGGTGCAAAATCCCACAATGAATTTTTATCTTATTTGATGGATGTAAATTTCTACTGTGATACTATCAAATCTTTTTTTACAGGGACAGTAAAGTATTTTTTTCTTACCGTATTTTTATTTTATATATGGTTTGTATTTTATATTTATTACAAGAATAGTTTCGAATTTTTGACTACATATAAGACGTTATCGTTGATGGGAGTCATTGCGATTGGTGTTGTTATGTTAATATTAGTTGTATATAGTTTAGCTGGTGGCGCCCAAGGTGTGAAAGAGATGGGTCCTTATACGGCTTTAGTTTCCAAAATTATGTCATACTTTGTGGGTATTGTTGTCGTTCTTGGGTTAGTAATATATGCTTTAACGAAGGTGCTTAAGATGCCCTCGACTACTGTTCAGATTATTAGTATTGTAAACTTTTTATTGCTTATGGGGCTTATTGCTTTGATTCTTAGCATATTCAATTTCAATTCGTTATCCCCTAGTTTGATAATGTCTAGTGATTCAGGATTAGGATTTATATTTAATTTCATTGTCAAACTAATTGTATATATTCCTTGTTTGATAATAGACTTTTCAAATGTTCTCTTGGAGCAATTTAATTTAGCAAAGAAGGAGTATACTGTTCTTGTTATTTTGTTGATTGAGTTATTGCTTATAGCTAGTAAATTTATAGTGCCAAAATTATTCAATACAGTAGTGAATCACGATGGTATTATATTGACAGATAAGGTATATCCTTTAGAGGCAAAACGAAATGTCACGGTTTCGCCTAGTTTAATGAATATGTCTAAAAATGTGAATTATAGTTTCTCGTGTTGGATTTATATTCATCCATCCCCACCGAATACAAATGAGGCGTATATTGAAAATACGACATTAATAAATCTTGGAAATGTTCCAAATATACAATTCAATGCACAAAAGAATTCATTATTATTCTTGGTAGATGTTGTAGATGTAAACGACAGTAGTAAAACCATAGTTGTTCCTAATAGTGATAGTGGTAAAGATATAGTAATAAATTATTCGAAATGGAATCATGTTGTTGTTAATTTTATGGATGGTAATATTGATATATTTGTAAATGGTGAATTAGTTATGTCTTCTCCAAATGTTATTCCTTATAAAAATCCGAATATGTTAAGTATCGGATCATCACCTGGAATATACGGAGAGACGTGTAGTTTAGTATATTATAAGAATCCTATTTTGGCAGATAATATAAAGTTAATGTATAATACGATGAAGGCATTTAATCCTCCGGTTAATCAGTAGACCTAGAACTAAAAATATAATTTGATATTGATACGTAATTATTAAAATTATCTTATAATAATTGTAATAATTGTAATAATTGTAATAATTGTAATAATTGTAATAATTGTAATTAATTCTATATGTTATTTAGAAAATTTCTAGATGTATATTATAAATGGATTTAAAATTAATAATAGGTGTTGTAATTGTTGTGATAATTTTATATATAATTTGGAGTTATTTTTTCACATCTATACAGGTGATTATGTCATTTCAGAATGGGATTGAATCATCACAATCTCAGGTAAGTGGTAAATCGGTTGCAAAGAGTGGTAAAAATAATTATTCATTTTCTCTTTGGGCATACGTATCTAACTGGAATATAAATTATGGTGAGCAGAAGAATATTTTAGCAATATCGTCTGAAAATCCGAATGTTCCTTATGTATTCCATTTGGCGCTTGATGCTACTAGAAATGACTTAAATGTATTTGTTGATTATGACAATCCAAATGGTAGAACTATGACTGATAGTTCTGGAAATGCTGACCCGTCTGTATCTGTCCAATTTTGTAAGATTTCTAATTTCCCTATACAGTCTTGGGTGAATATCAGCGTTAGTGTATATAATCGCGCTGTTGATATATATATTGATGGAAAGCTTGTAAAAACTTGCCCTCTTCCTAATGTTGCTGCGCCTATTGGTGCTGGAAGCACTATCTATATAGGTGGTGTTGCTTCAGGTAGCGGAAATGCATTTTCTTCATCAAGATCACTTAGTGGATTTGATGGATACATCGCGAGCGTCATATATAATCCAGATGTAATTAGTCCGCAGGATGCTTGGAACATATATGCTAGAGGATATAGCAATACTGGATTCGGCTTAGGAAACTTGTTCCAGAGGTATAAGTTACAGTTTGCTTTCTTGAAAGATAATTCAGTTGTAAGCAGTCTAACTATTTAGAAACATTATTATTATTATATTAATGTATATTAATGTATATTAATGTATATTAATGTATATTAATGTATATTAATGTATATTAATGTATACGAATAGATGTTATATAAATTAACAAATATCAATATTAATATTTAAATATTGATATTTAGATGTGCTAATAATTAAGCATTATAATAAACATTATATAAATATTTTATATCTAATATATAAATAATATATAATAATATTAATGTCTGATATAGCTAAAGCACCTAATATAGAAGCTGCAGCTCCGGCTGCTAACGTTAATAATGCTGCTCCTGCTGCATCATTTGGCGATTTTTCATCAAAAAAGATAGTAGAAGGTTCATCTGAATTTTTGGAGTCGAATAGTTGGATCGCCAAGCTTGCTTTTTTGCTTATGGTAATTATTGGTTTTGTAATTTTATTTAGGGTGATGATAGGATTACTTACGTGGTTATTTGCACCAAGTGGCAAAGTTGTTTTGGTAAAGGGTATGATGAATGGTTCGCATAGCACCATTATATCTCAAGACCCAAATATTAAAAATTCTATAACGGTTTTGCGTTCAAATGACGAGAAGGACGGTATAGAATTTACTTGGTCTACATGGTTATATTTGAACGGATTTGCAGGAGATGCTGGTAAGAAAGATGGCGTTTATATTCCGAATCCTCTATTTGAAATAGCTATTGAGCGAACATATAACACTGACACTAATTATAAGCATGTATTTAATAAGGGTTCAACTACAAATAGTAACTCAAATGGAATAGCGATGCCGAATAATGCTCCTGGTTTGTATTTGAAATCTGATTATACAGGACTTGTTGTTGTTTTAGACACATTTTATGAACCAACCCAGGTTAAAGTTACTGTTGATGATTTGCCAATGACAAAGTGGATGAATGTTATTGTTCGGATTCAGAATAATAACTGTGATGTATATATAAATGGTAGATTAGTAAAGAGACAAGTTATGACACAGGTTGTTAAGCAGAATTATGATAATGTCAATGTTTGTTTAAATGGTGGGTTTAGTGGATATTTATCTGATTTGACTTATTATAATAGAGCGATTAGTGTAGTAGAAATTCAAAATATTATTTCTAGTGGCCCTGATACTACGCCTGTTTCCAAGAGTTTAGATTTTGGTGAAACAAAGCCGAGGTATTTGGCTGATGCTTGGTATTTTAATCAAGTAAAGTGAATTTAATATTGGATTATATATTATTACACTTTTATGATTATTCGTCATAATATATGATGCGTTATATATATGATGCATTATATATATTATGCGTTATATATATGATGCATTATATATATTATGCGTTATATATATTATGCGTTATACATATGATGTGCGATGCGTAATATATGATATTCAAACTCCTACAGTTTAAAATAAGAAACAAGTTTTATTCCACCAGATCCATATGTTCTAGTATCTCTATAATTATTATACGGCGCTTTTAATGAAAAGCATAAAGTCTTAGGTTTGCCAGGGACATCAGAAGCTGATGATGGGTTACAAATAACTGTTGGTTGTGGTGTCCAACATGTTAAACTATTATTTATTTGTCTAAGACCTATATTCGGTTGCGTTGGGTTCGTCATATTCGTAGTATTCGGATTTGTATAATCTTGTGTTTGTGTTGCGTAACCCTTTTTCCGTGTAAGTTGATTTCGCGCCGCCATAGCCCATAGTTGGCTATTTGTGAAATTAAGGCTACCTGTTTGAAAATACCGCAAAACACCCGCTTTTCTAAGCATTTGTTGTTCTAAATTGTCTGTCAATGGACTCGTGGATGTAGTAACATTGCTACCACAATTCGGGCTAAACCGTGACCATAAATACATAGGCAAGCTATTATTAAATGGCATAGCTTCTGCTATATTAGAATATGGTCCTTTTGTTACATTTTCTGTCGCGGAAATACGGAAGCAATATATTGTGCTATTATTTACAATAGCATAGTCGTTCATGTTTGCTATAGTAAAATTTGTAGTAGAATTATTAGGCGTAGTTCCAATCGTCATCCATTCACCAAATCCTCCTATTTTATATTGTATCGTATACGATGCGGTAGGCTGCGGTATTGAATGATTCCACGATAATGCAATTGCGCCTCCATCTATTGCTTGAGCGACAAGATTATAGGGCGGGAAAATCATTTTATATTATATTAACATATAGAAAATAATATAAAATTATACCCTAAGTTATACCCACGCCTTATACTCTAAGTCGCGGATTGACACAAACATCCATACAAGGGAAGATATCGCCGGACATACATTGCTGGTTGGGTGATACTTCTACACAGCTTCTATAACCACGATCATCCCCTACATAACAATAAGCTTTACTTGAACGCGGGAGTTGTGTTTTACTCGATGAAGCATCTGGTGCGGGATATTGTGGATTCTTTTCTGCATATTCAAGTGCTTTTTGTATAGACTCTTGTTTCTCTTCTTCGCGGCTCTTTTGCTCTTGATATGCTGCTGGCTGACTGGCAGGCGGAGACGGTGATTCATATTTATTAATTAGAGGCGTTTGCCGTTCATCTGGTTGAATAGGAATCGGTTTAAGTTCATTTATTTTTTCTTGTTGCTGTTCCTGTTCAGCATATAGTAGTTGTAGAGGTGGTTCCGATGTAGGCGCACCAATATTTTGTTCAAGTTGCTGAACATTATCTGTTTCGTTTACAGTTTCGTTGTCTACATTTTTTGTATGCGTTGTTTCCCTAACTCCTATCTTAACAAGAATAGGATTAATATAAGGTCCAAACGTATTTGTAAACCACGCGGTTAAATCGTCTAAATATCCGGTCATATTCAATATAAACATAATCGCTATTAAACCTATTATTATTACCCTAAATACAAACCACCACGTTGATGATTCTGAATCTGCCGTTGTTGATGATGATGCCAAAGCTGCTGAACTGCTGAATATACCCTTTGTTGCGGATACATTGGTATTATCTTCATCAGCACCATTTTTAGAATCATATTCTTTAGGAGGTGAAAATTTATCAAAAAAATCAAAAGCAGATTTTTTCTCGGCGGATTTGTCGTTTTCACCTACAATGCTAGCATTAGCATTTTCTACATTATCTACATTATCTCCATCATCACCACCTAGAAGTGTTTTTAATAATGATTTTGATATTGATTTAGACCGGCGCCGATTACTATTATTTTTTTTTGAACCTTTTTTACTCATATTAAAATATGCCTATAAAATATTTCGCATTATAATATATAATTTAATTTTGCTATATTATAGTATAATATGACATATTCTATTTTTATATCTTCTATACTATTGGTTATTATAGACTCAGTATACTTGTCTATGATAGGAAAACCTTTATTTGAAAAGACGGTAGCAGCAATTCAGAGATCCAAACTTGTGGTAAGTATGCCCCCAGCAATTTTTACATATATTCTTATGGCAATCATTCTTAATTATTTTATCATATCCGCAAATAAGCCTGCGTTTGATGCGTTTATCCTTGGGTTCTGTGCATATGGTATTTTTGATTTCACTAATTTAGCCATATTCAAGAATTACACACTAAAAACAGCAATTATGGACACTCTTTGGGGAGCTATTCTTTTCTACGTTACCACATTGATAACTTATAAAATTAAAAAATTTTTTTAGATATCCCTCATCCCGAAATCATATTTATTCAATAATTGAAGTTTGTCTATTGATTTTTCTATATTTGATTTTTTAATGTCACACATTAAATAATCCACCTTGGGTCCTATTTCATTCTTTTTGATTTGTTTATATATTGCATTTATCTTTTTCACGACGGTTTCTACCAAGTCTTTATCTTTAATTATTTCTACCTTTGTGTCATATTTTTCGGTGAGAATTGATATTGCATAGTAAATCAAATAACGTCTCCTCTTTTTTACCCCCGGTGTATATTTTAAACAATATAATTTTAAAATACTGTTAAGTATTTTTGTTTTTATTTTGTCATCTGCACTTAATGTGTTTACAGCGTTATTTAATATTATCTCCCATATAATCCATATAGGGTCCATTTGAAACTTATCTTCTACAGGCATATTACTCCTGCGTTCGCATAAACATTTTTCCTTTTTATTAGCGCATATTTTTTGAAATTCCATAATCCATTCTAGCCAGTAACAAGCCTGTAAAGCATTTTTTGAGTCTACCGATATATGATATGCAAATTCATTTATTGAAATAAATAATTCTTTAGGATCATCTTTTCGATATACGCTTTGAGCATACAATACAGATGGAGCTTTTAATTTATTTGTCATATATGTCATATCATATTCTTCATCTTTTTTTATTTTGATACCTTGGAAACTATGTTTTTTATTACTAGAGCATAATATGGATATAATTTCGGCAAAAAGCGTTCTTATTTTTGGGTTATTTCTTAGACGAATAATATCGTCAGTATAACCAGATGAAATGATACTTTTAAAATTATCATATCGCATTTCCAAATATACAGCCAGCTTAGGATTTGCTAAATGTATATGTTTTCCTAAAAAAGTAAGAATGATATCCCATAAATCGAGGAATTGTCCTGCACAAATAAGTTCTGCAGCCCAGTTACACGCAGGTTCTATCTTACTATTTAGTAGGCAGTTTAGTAGTTCTTTTCGGACATCTGTTTTTTTGTATTTTGAAAATGATTCTCCTTTAAATTCGCCGATAGTTCGTATATCGTTAATTTGAAATTCAGCTTCCATATACTTTTTTTCTATAAAAAAATATAATAATAATACATATAATAATACATATAAATCTATTATTTATAAATGACAGCGATTGATTCATTAATTTATAAAATACAAAGTTCATCTTGTTGGGTCATTATTCTTTTATTTATGATTATTCTCACATCTATTGTATATCTCTATCGCTTATTTTTTGTAAATATTAACTCCTCTTCTACTAAATTGCAAGGTTCAGATGATGTTAGTGATACAAATCAAGAAGGTTTTACTATAAACAAGGAATTTACAGTTAAGACGGGCGAAGAAACATTTGACAAATTTTATGCCAATATATATGAAAACTTATTTTATAGTAATTTAGCAGATGATTATGAGGTTGGTATTATTTTAAATAAGACATCCCCGGTAAGAGAAAGCGATGTATTAGTAATCGGGTCAAAAACAGGAACACGTGTAAATAATTTGTCAAAAAAGGGATATAATGGCTATGGTTTAGAATCCTCGAAAGATATGATTTTATATTCTATGAGCAAGTATCCGGGTAATAATTATATCCTTGGAAATGGTATGAATGCGCTCGTATTTGACCCTGAAAAATTTACGCTTATAACATTGCTCGATTTTGTAATATATAATATTCCTGATCGTAGGATATTATTTGAAAATTGTTACAAATGGCTTGTTCCAGGTG